ACACTGATGACGTGTATGTAGTTGAAAAGTCCGACGAGTACGTGTATCCAGGAACCAAGCTATTTGTGCCTCCACACGACATCTCCTGGGGAGACTTTGCCAAGTATTGGTCCTCGAGAGAGCTTTGGTCTTTAGAAAGAACAGTACTTGCATTTGGCGACGTGTACTACACTGATCAAGCCATAGAGAAGATTATGACAACACCGGGCGAGATCATGTGGTTTCTTCGACACAACCACTCGACAGTTACCGGCGGAAGACCTGAGATCTTTACGCTTGCGTTTGACTCAAGCACACACGCGGTACTTGACCAGCATCTTGAGAGGCTGATCAAGGGTAAAGTTCCTCCTCCAGGCGGCTGGCGGCTGTACAAAAGTCTTGTCCGTCCGCACTATCAAAACAATAAGATGCATGTTGTTATTGATGATGAGACTACCGACTTTGATTTTCCCTACGATCTAGACAATTTTGAGCGTCTAAGACTAGAAAGAAAACAATCGTAAAAGCCTTATAAAATAAGGGCCAAAACCATATAACCTTAACCTTAATGGTATACAATCTGACTTGTACATTAACAGCAGCAAACCGTTGCTAGATAAGGGTTTCGTATGGCAACTAAGAAGAAAGAGGTTGCATTCCTCTACGCACGTGTTTCTACGCAAATGCAAGCAAACGATGGCATGTCGTTAGGCGCGCAGGAGCGAGATCTTAAACGAGCAGCCGAACTTGCTGGATTTACAGATGTAAAAATTCTCCGAGAAGAAGGTCGGTCAGGTAAGTCAATCAAAGGACGACCTGTACTTCGTGACGCACTTGAGAAGTTGGACAAAGGCGAGGCGTCTGCGTTGTTTGTGACTAGGATTGATCGCCTTGCTAGATCTACCCAGGACTTTCTTAGCATCGTTGATAGGGCCCATAAAAACGATTGGCGAATTGTCATGCTTGACCTCAACCTTGACACTGCCAGTTACCAGGGTCGGTTTGTTGTCACAATCATGTCGGCGCTTGCTGAAATGGAACGAGCTATCATTGCTGAGCGCCAACGAGATGTCCATAAGGATCGCCGAGAAAAAGGACTTAAGTGGGGAGTAGATCTTGGACCAAAGCGCATGATCTCTGACGAGCTGTATGAAAAGATCGTAGAGCTTCGCGGACTAGGAATGTCGTACGCAAAAATTGCAAACAAGTTTAATGCTGAAGGTGTACAAACGCCGTTTGAAAAACGCTGGTACGCTACAACGATAAAGCAGTACATTGACAAAGGCGATAAACAGATTAGGTCAGGGGAGGAAAATCCTCAACCCTGACCTAACCGTTTTGGCTGCCTCTCTCCCAAGGCGCCAGACCTTATGTACTTAGAAGCTCTTGCTAATCGCCCGCGCTATTAATGACGTCGTTTACATACTCTTCTACTGTCATACCTTGCTCGGCTGCGCGTTTTGTGATCATCTTATAGTCTTTTTTCTTAATAGCTACAACACAAAGTGGCGCACCATTTACAGTGATGTCTACTTTGACTTTTCTCATCGGGCAAACCTCTGAACAGTTCCCCAGTCAACCTCGCCGCTTTGAACAACTCGAGGTAGAAGTTGGCGACCAATGATTTGAGCTCTTGAACCGTGGCCATCAATTTGAAGACCTCTGTCCGACAGCTTTCGTTGAAACGCAATCTGTGTCATTGCCTTTTCGCCACGCTCTTCGCTCCAAGCTCTGTACACGGCGTATAGGGACTTTACAGGCGTTGCAGTATTTTCAGCTTCTTTGGTTTCTTCAGTTAAGAAGAATCCAATTCTGTCTTCATTCTTTCTATAAATGTCGGCAGCCTCGCTTACGGCCTTGCACCAACCTAAGCCATCACGTGCGCTGGAACCAAGCAACTTGATTGCGCCTTCAACCGCCCATGAAAGAACTGCAGGAAGTCCACCTTCAGGATCAAAGATGTAATGCTTAAGGTCTGGATCTGGGTTTTCAGGAACATTCAACAGTGGCACTGGACGAATACGGCGCCACATTGCATCATCAGTAATGATTGGTCTGTGGTTAGTCGTAACCCACAACTTAGCGCGTGATTGAAATGTAAACGGCTTTTCACCAGGTGAACGTGCTGAGATTTCAGATGAACCAGTCAATTTTTTGATTGAGTTTTCTTTGATACGCTCGCCGTCTGGCAATTCGTCAACCCACACCATGCGACGGCCACGAAGCTCGGCCCAGTGGTAAAGATCAGAACCATGCGCTTGTCCATCGCCTTGAGCAAGAATGCTTGAGTCAAGTGGCCATGCGTACTGAGATGTTCCCATCGCCTTAACCAAAGCTTCAACCATCGTGTTCTTACCAGAGCCTGGAGGACCGTAAACCATGAACATAACATCGTATGTTCGCAAACCAGTTAGTGAATAGCCTGCGGCTTTTTGCAACCACTCTTGTAATTCTTTATCGCCACCAGTAGCAAAGTCAATAAACTGTTCCCAACGCACGTTGCGTATTCCAGGATTGTAAGCAACAGGTGCACGTCGTGTGATGTAAAGGTCTGGTCGTCCGCGCAATAGCTCACCAGTGCGTAAGTCAACAACTCCGTTTAACACACCAATAAGCGTTTCATCGCTGTCCCAAGACTCAACATCAATCAAAATACGCGGGTCAGACGTTGCGCTTTCAATCAAACCATTGATACGCGAGTTTGATTTTGCTTGCTGCGCCCACTTAATAACTTCTGATTGCTTGTCTGCATCGTCAAGATAATGAACAACCTCACTCGCAACAATTGGCGCAACCTTCTTTGAAAGCTCGCGCATTTCAAGACTTTCAATATCTGGCTTCCAATACCCACCGTCCCAGTGAAACCAACCAAGTCCTGGTGTGTAGCGAACTGCGGCGCCAAACGAGTCAATCAACCGTCGGCCATTGCCAACGTCTGTAAGCGTTCGCTTACCAGGCTCGCCACCCTCCTCCTCACCAAGTGCGTCAGGGTCTTTTGGCACATCAATGTTTGACAGGTTACTTGCGTTTGCAAGTGAGTCGCCGTCTTCAACAGATGATAGTACCGATCCGCCAATCGTGCCAGGTAAGTTTGAAGTTGTAGTTTGAGTCGAGCTTTGTATTGGTTTTTGTTGTGTCTGCGCTGGTGTCTGTTGCGCTGGCTTTGATGCTGAAGCTCGAGACTCTTCTTGTGACTTGTTCGCCCACTCTTGTAGCCCAGGCCACAAGCGTTCAGTCTTAGGATTGTCAATAACAAACTGCATTGCACGACGAACGTGCATAAGCAATCCACCAGGGCCTTCAAGTTCTAGTGGTGGACGAACTTTCTCTGCATTGAACCTAATCATCATAGTCTCAACTGCAAGTCGTCCTGCTTCAGTGTGAACTGGAAACTTATTTGCAAGCGCGCACGTCATCGAGTAAATGTCAACGGCGCGAGAACCTTCGTCAATTCCCTCCTCGAGAAGACGATCAACATCGACGCGCTCACCGCCCCACTCAAGTCCTTCAAGAAATCCCCAGTCGCCAGAGCCAAGAGAAGCAGACATATTTTTATTTCTCTTGCGCAAAGTAACAAGCAGCTCTTCTGGCGCTTGTGCTATCTCAATTTCCCACGGCGCCTTGCCCTTAACCCACTCGTAGCACACTCCCGAAAAGTGACGTGACGGCGCAATCAATACATATCCATTATGCTTGATGTCAATTCCGTTTAGGCCAGATTTTTTAAGGTTGCCGACCAAGTTTTCTGACTCTTCGCAACGATAAAACAAGTGGCGCCCACGAGTAGCTTTTCCTCCCATCGTGTACGCGCCAGTGATTGCCTCAACTGTCGGTGGTAACGCGCCTTCAACGAGTGCTTCAAACTTCTCAAATGAGTCTGGCCCACCAGACCGCGGGTCAATGTCAATTACAAAGAATCCACTTGGGCGGCAGAAAACGCTGACGTTGCTCTCGCTGCCTTCTGGCCACCAGTTTTGAATAGCAGAAAGTTCACTTGTTGCCTGTGTGTTCCACTCGGGAATGCTTGGGTGTTTGCCGACGTCCTTTGGTTCAGCGTGGGTTCCACCACAAGTGCATCGGCCGTTGTTGATGCCATAGCATGGCATAACTTTCCAGCCATTTTGGGCGTACCACTGGGCCGCTGGCCCTAGTCTTCCAGTAGCTGAGTCCCATGCGCTCATCTGGTAAGGCACCTAAATGACTGTAAAGACATCAATAAAAACGTTGTTGGCATTGTGTAGCCTTTGTGTTGGGAGAGAGCAGATTGTTACTTTATCAAAAATGTTATGCACGCAACTATATCCCAGCCTGGTTGCAAAATGCTGAACAACTTTGAAATCTTTCATATGTATTGCTAGAGACATTATCAAATAAATTACAATATTGTCATTAGATATACATAGTACATGTTCCAGTACATGATATAAATTAGATAAGTACATTCACGCCTGACCACCGGAGAACTATGGGATCGCTATTTGATGACATCAAAAAAGAAAAGTCAACTCGAGGCACGCGCTCACGAATTGCAGAAATACTAGATGAAATGAATAAGTCAGATGCTGCCGATCTACTTAAGGCGCTTGATGATCATTCAATTCCTGCTTCAAGTATTTCAAAAGCGTTGAATAAGCGCGGACTTAAGTTAGCTGTCAACGTAATCAGTCGTTATCGCCGCGGCGAACTTGTAACTAAGGTAAACAATGAGCCTGTCTGATGATATTCGCAAAGAAGATGAAATAGCCGAGCTACGAGCCGCGCTTAAGAAAGCACAGCAGACAGCGTATAAGGCTAAAAGGGCCAATGAAATAATCACAGAAGCAGTGTTTAGTGCCGCAAGAGACGCGGCAATTGCATCTGGTCCAGCTAAACCTTCAGAGATAAAACGAGAAAAAGACTCGCGAAAAACTAAAGCTGAAGTTGCTCTTATTCATGCAACCGACTGGCAAAACGGAAAACGAAGCATATCGTACGGAATTGGAAAATGCTCTGATCGCATAGAGCAACTGACTAGCAAAGTCATTGAATTGACAACAATCCAACGAGCGCACCACCCAGTCCGCGAGTGTGTTGTTTTATTTGGTGGTGACATGGTTGAAGGCATTACTATTTTTCCTGGTCAAGCCTGGGAAATAGAAGCTCATTTGTTTGAACAACTATTTGAAACAGTTCGGATAGAAGAAACTATGATCCGAACACTCGCAGCATTCTTTGACAAAGTTCATGTAGTGTGCGAGTACGGCAACCACGGTCGCCTTGGGCGTAAGGGTGAGATGCCAGCAAACGACAACATTGATGCGATTAGCTACAGAATAGCACAAGATAGAACTAAAGATCTCAAGAACGTGACGTGGCAAATGTCTCCTGATTGGTACCAAATGGTGGCAATTGGAAACTATAAAGCACTACTCGTTCACGGTGACGAGTGCAAAGGAACATCGAGTATTCTACGAAAGGCAAATGCCTGGGCCACAGGTGTTATTGAAGAGTTTCAAGATGTCTACATGGGGCACTTCCACACCCCGACTACCATGACTATGGCCAACGCCGGGCGCGTGTTCATCACTGGATCGCCAGAGTCACACAACGAGTACGCTCGAGAAGTAGTCGCGGCAGTTGGCAAGCCGTCGCAGCGGCTTCACTTTGTTGACCCAGTAAAAGGCCGCGTTACCGCTGAGTATGTCGTATGGCTTGACTAGGGATACAATTGCCAAAACGGCAATTGCATCGGAGCCTATATGGCGAAGTCAAGGATCAAATCTTCAAAAACGGCGAAAAACCAAGTCTTAATTGACGCACAAGAAGCAATTTACGAACTCATAGAAGACAACCAACATGTAGATCTTTCTCGCATTGGAATGGTCTGGGCAGGCATTCTTGACCTTGAAGGGCCAATTCCAACATCAGAAGTTGCTGCCATGTTAAGTGCTTATGACCTCGTCAGGGCAACGACTATGGTAGATTCTCGCCCACATTGGGTCAATGTTGTTGCTTTTGCGGCACTTGCTGATGCTGCAGACACAGCAGTGGCGGCAGACGTGTCTGAAAAATCAGAAGCAATTAACGAAGACAAAACACCTACTGCAATTGGGTTTGCGTCATCTTATAAGAATGACAACCAATAGACTGTTGGTATTATTCTAAGGTAGTTTTAAGCACAGAAACGCCTGTGCGCGATTGCGCATGGACTGGAGTTGCACATGCCTTGGCCAAATGATGTTACAACACGAGTAGTCACTGGAAGCTATACCACTCCGTATGGAAATGCTGCCCGAGGAGTAATTACTTTTACCCCAACTGTGACTGTTGTAGACGCAGAAGATGCCATCATTGTTGCTAGTCCAATTGCATGTACTCTTGACTCAACTGGCTCTTTTAGCGTAACGCTTCCGTGCACTGATGACACAGACTTAAGCCCGGTTGGTTGGGCCTATCAAGTAAGCGTCAACATCTACGGTGTATCTCCGTTTACATTCAACACGTACTTGGTCACAGGTGACGGCTCAGCAGTTGACATCTTTGCAGAAATTATTGATATTCTAAACGCTGGATCCTATGGCCCAACTGTCTCAACATCACGTGGGTCTATTGGCCCAGTAGGTCCCACAGGACCAACGGGTGCGCCTGGCACTGCATCAAACACTGGTGCAACGGGTGCAACTGGCGCTACTGGGCCGACAGGACCTACAGGTGCAGCATCAACAGTAACTGGGCCAACTGGACCTGCTGGAACCTCAATAACCATTCTTGGTTCATATGGGTCACAAGCTGCACTTATCGCAGCGCAGCCAACAGGTAGCGCTGGCCAGGGATACCTGGTAAACGGAGATCTTTATGTTTGGTCAGCAACTTCATCTGCCTGGGTAAACGTTGGAAACATCCAAGGTCCTACAGGTTCACAAGGGCCAACAGGAGCAACCGGCGCAGCCTCAACTGTCACTGGACCAACAGGCGCGCAAGGGGCTACTGGACCTACTGGAGCAACCGGTGCAGCGAGTACCGTCACTGGACCGACCGGTGCGCAGGGTGCAACTGGTGCAACTGGTGCAACTGGCGCTGCAAGCACAGTTACTGGACCAACTGGTGCGCAAGGAATTCAAGGAGTAACTGGACCAACTGGTGCAACTGGAGCAACGGGTGCACAGGGAATTCAAGGTGCAACCGGTGCAACAGGTGCAACGGGTGCGGCAAGCACTGTCACTGGTCCTACTGGTGCAACTGGTGCGCAAGGAATTCAAGGTGTAACTGGAGCGACGGGTGCAACCGGTGCAGCAAGCACCGTCACTGGACCAACGGGAGCGACTGGTGCAGCTTCAACTGTCACTGGACCAACAGGTGTTCAAGGAATTCAAGGTGTAACGGGACCTACTGGTCCAACTGGTCCAACAGGTGCAACTGGAGCAGCGAGCACAGTCACTGGACCAACAGGAGCAACTGGTGCAGTCGGAGCAACGGGCGCAACTGGTGCAACGGGAGCAACGGGTGCGGCAAGCACAGTCACTGGACCAACGGGAGCGACGGGAGCAGCGAGCACAGTTACTGGACCAACAGGAGCAACTGGAGCAACTGGCGCGCAAGGTGTTACTGGTGCAACTGGAGCAACGGGTACCCAAGGTGTTACGGGACCGACTGGCCCACAAGGTCAATCGTCTTCGTTCTACGACTACAAGATTAAAACGACTACTACGTCTGGTGACCCAGCGAGTACATTCATTTCTTACAACAACGCTACGCAAACTTCTGCAACGCAATTACAAATTTCACACATTGACAAAGATGGATATGACATTGACATCTTCCTTGCTCTTATCAAGACTAACGATGTTCTTTACATCCAAGATGCAAACGATTCAAACAACTACCAAAAATTCAATGTAACTTCTAACGCTGTTTCACAAACTGGATACGTTGAAGTAGCGGTGTCATTGCTTACAAGCGGTGGAACTGGAACAACACCAGGTTTTGCAAACAACCATTCAGTTATCTTGGTTTTGATTAACGTTGGTGCAACAGGACCTACTGGGCCTCAAGGTGCAACTGGTCCTACAGGTGCAGTGGGTGCAGCAAGTACTGTCACTGGACCAACTGGACCGACAGGAGCTGCGAGCACAGTCACTGGACCTACAGGTGCAACGGGTGCGCAAGGAATTCAAGGTGTCACTGGACCTACAGGTGCAACTGGTGCAGCGAGCACAGTCACTGGTCCAACTGGTGCGCAGGGTGTTACTGGTCCGACTGGTGCGCAGGGTGTTACTGGTCCGACTGGTGCAACTGGTGCGGCCTCAACTGTCACAGGTCCAACTGGTGCTACCGGTGCTGCCGGTGCTGCCGGTCCAACTGGACCGACAGGTGCAGCTTTTATAAATATCGACGGTGGAGATCCGTATACAATATACGGAGGAACCACTGTGATTGATGCAGGAGGAGTAAGCTAATGGCAATCCAAATCCAACTTAGGCGAGGTACTGCGGCGCAGTGGTCATCAGCCAGCCCGAACCCAGTGCTTGCCATTGGTGAAATTGGAATCGAGACTGATACAGATCAGTTTAAGATTGGAGATGGCGTTACCACGTGGAACTCTCTTCCATATGGCGGACTTCAAGGTCCGACAGGCGCGACTGGCCCAACTGGTGCGCAGGGTGTTACTGGTCCGACTGGTGCAACTGGCGCAACAGGTGCAGCAAGTAGCGTCACTGGCCCAACTGGTGCGACTGGTGCGACTGGTGCGACTGGTGCAACGGGAGCCACAGGTGCGGCGGGAACACTTGATCTTCTTAGCGATGTCACGGCTGGATCTCCAGCAAACGGCGACTTGCTTAAGTGGAACGGCACCGCATGGGTTAACTCAACCACAATTGAAAGCCTTGTAATTTCTGGCAACTTGACAGTTAGTGGAAACACAACAACTCTCAACACAGAAACTCTTTCAGTCGAGGACAACATCGTTGTTCTTAACTCAGGTGCAACTGGCTCACCATCGTTGAACGCTGGTATTGAAGTTGAGCGTGGTGACTCAACAAATGTTGTGCTTCGTTGGAATGAAACAAATGATAAGTGGGAAGTTACTGAAAACGGTTCAACCTACAGCAACATCACTACAACAGCGTCACTTGAAGCTCGTCTTGCTGCGGATCACTGGCACAGGCCAGCGTACTACGGGACTACAGAGGCTTTGCCGAACTCGCCGACGTACACTAATGGAACATTAGACGCAGACGGTGGCTATGGAATTGGCGCAAAACTTGAGTCATCAGCAAACGCCCGTCTTGTTGTAGACAACACACAAGTTTCTACAGGTCAACGCATTCTCGTTGTTAACCAAGCCAACGCAGTGCACAACGGCGTGTACACGGTTACAAACCAAGGAAGCGTGTCAGCTAACTGGATCCTTACTCGAGGCGACGGTATGGATGGAACGTGGCCTGGACAAGTCACACCCGGCGAGTCTATTTTTGTAAGCGCCGGTGAAATAAATCATGATCAAGGTTTTGCAGTTTCATCAACAGGCACTGGTACTAACGGCGCTCATATATTTGGAACTGATGCAATCACGTTTATTCGTTACACTGGAACACAGTCATTCAACGCTGGCGCTGGTCTTGTAGCAAACGCGGCAACAAACAGTCTTGACGTAGTTACAGCAAATACTTCGCGAATTGTCGTAAATAGCAACTCAATTGACTTGGCAACAATTACGCCAAGCAACAGTGTTGGCGACGATGGTGCGACATTTATTAAGACAGTAAACGTTGATGGATACGGCCGTGTTACTGGAATTACAACGTCAAACGTTGCTATTCAACTTGGATCAAATACAACTGGAGATTATGTAGCAAACATTATTCCTAGCACAGGTGTGACGATTTCAAACAATGCTGGAGAAGGAGCAAATCCACTAATATCAATTGGACAAGATGTTGCAACAACAGCAAACGTGTCGTTCCACACAGTTTCAGCAAACATCACTGGTCCAGTCGCGGGCAACCTGACAGGAAACGTGACAGGAAACGTGACGGGCGACGTGACTGGCAACTTGACGGGCAACGTCACTGGAAACGTGAGTGGTAACGCTGGCACTGCAACAACTCTTGCAACGTCACGAACAATTGAGCTAACTGGCGATGTTATTGGTTCTGCATCATTCAATGGCTCAGCAAACGCAACAATCAGTGCAACAATTGCTGCAAATAGCGTAGCGCTTGGAAGCGATACAACAGGAGATTACACCGCGACCGTAGTTGGCGGAACTGGTGTAACAGTTTCGTCAAACACAGGTGAAGCCTCCGCACCTACAATTGCGATTGGTCAGTCTGTAGCAACGTCAGCGAGTCCAACATTCGTAGACATGAACCTTACTGGCAACGTTGTATTTGAAGGTGCGACAGACAATACTTTTGAGACAACATTGACCGTCGCTGATCCAACAGCCGATAGAACAATTACTCTTCCAAATGTCTCAGGAACCGTTGTAACAACTGGTGATACTGGTTCGGTAACGAGCACGATGATCCTTGATGGAACAATTGTTGATGCCGACATCAATGCGTCTGCCGCTATTGACAAAACAAAGATTTCAGGAACAGCAATTACTGCCGGCGACACTGGAACAGTGACCAGCACAATGATTGCTGATGGAACAATCGTTAATGGTGACATTAGCGCAAGCGCCGCAATTGCGCACAGCAAGTTGGCAAACGCGACTGCTGGCCAGTTGCTCTTGGGAACAACCACAACCGGTGTTGTTACTGCGACCACAGTTTCTGGTGACGTGACAATTGATGGAGCCGGCGTAACAGCTATCGCTTCTGGAGTAATCGTAGACGCTGATGTCAATGCATCGGCAGCGATTGCAGATACAAAACTTGCAACAATTTCAACAGCAGATAAGGTTTCGCTAGCAGCACTCAACATTGACGGTGGCACAGATATTGGAGCCGCACTTGCTGACGCAGACTTGATCATCGTTGATGATGGCGGTGCAGGAACAAACCGCAAGGCCGCAGTTACACGAGTCACAGACTATGTGTTTGGCAAGGTGTCTGGAGACATCACAATTGCATCTAATGGTTCAGCAACAATCGCTGCAAACTCTGTTGCTCTTGGGACTGACACAACTGGAGATTACACAGCCACGGTTGTTCCAGGCACAGGCGTAACAATCACAAGTAATACAGGTGAAGGTTCAACACCAACTATTGCAATCGGACAAGCGGTATCAAACACGTCGGCAGTTACGTTTGCAACAGTTACGACAACTGGCGACCTAACTGTTGGCGCAAACCTCAACCTTACTGGAAACATCAACACGTACACGCAAAACAGCCTGTCAATTGACGATCCATTTATCTACCTAAACAACAACAGCAACATCTCTAACCCGGACCTTGGTATTGCTGGTAACTACAACGATGGCACGTACAAACACACTGGTCTTTTCCGTGACGCAACAGATGGTAAGTGGAAGTTCTTCCAAGACTACACTCCAGAGCCTGCAAGCCCGATTGATACAGCAAATGTGTCATACGCGGCAGCACCACTGGTAGTTAGCACATTGGACACTACTGCTACTACTGGAACCGCGCCAATCACTGTTATGTCAACAACGCTTGTAGCGAACTTGAACGCCGATCTTCTTGACGGTCAAAGCAGTGCGTATTTTGCGCCAATAGGCAGCCCAACATTTACTGGAACAGTGACACTGCCAACAGGAACTGTCACAAGCGCAATGATCCTTGATGGAACAATTGATAACGCCGACATTAGTACCTCAGCTGCAATTGCTCATACAAAGCTTGCATCCACAACTGCAGCGTTCGTGTTAATGGGCAACGCAACTGGCGTGGTCACTGGAACTGCAGTCAGTGGTGACGTTACAGTTACAGATGCTGGAGTAACTGCGATTTCATCTGGAGTAGTTGTAAACGATGACATTAATGCATCAGCGGCGATTGCACTAAGCAAACTTGCAACTGGCACTGCTGGAAACATTCTGGTTTACAACACAACAGGCGTTCTTACTTCTGTTACAGAGTCAGGCGACGTAACAATTTCAGATGCTGGTGTCACAGCCATCGCGTCTGGAGTAATTGTTAATGCAGATGTAAACGATTCAGCAGCGATTGACTTTAGCAAACTTGCAACTCTTACAAGTGGAAATATCTTGGTAGGTAGCGCAAGCAACGTTGTCACGTCAGTAGCAGTCAGCGGCGACGTAACAATCGCAGCTAACGGTAACGTGCAGATTGCGTCAGGCGCAATCGTCAACGCAGACATTAGCGCTTCGGCCGCAATTGAGCTCTCAAAACTTGCAACTAGTACTGCTGGAAACATCATTGTGTACGATGCTTCAGGTGTTCCGACCGCGGTTACTGAGTCTGGTGACGTAGTAATTGACTCATCTGGCGTTACATCAATTAGTGCTGGAGTAATTGTCAACGCGGACATCAGTGCTACAGCAGCCATTGACCTCGGTAAACTTGCTGATGTCTCGACGAGTGCTCAGACCGCGAGCTACACTCTTCTACTTGCGGATAAGAACAAGGTCGTTGAAATGAGCGTTGGCTCTGCAAACAACCTTACAGTTCCAACAAACGCAAACGTAGCATATCCACTTGGATCGCAGATCATGGTTCTTCAGACAGGCTCTGGCCAGACAACAATTGTTGGCCAGGGTGGAGTAACAGTAAACGGTACTCCAGGGCTTAAGCTTCGCACTCAATGGTCTATGGCTACTTTGATTAAGAGAGCTACAGATACATGGGTAGCTGTTGGAGACTTGTCAGCCTAGAGCTGACAATCGTGTTACGATTGGATTGACATGGCATCAGTAAAAGACAGTGGCGGAAAAAAGCCGAACGCACCTACGATTGGCACTGCGACAAGAAACGTAGACACTGGCGCCGTGTCTGTTGCATTTACTCCAGGTTACGGCGGAAAAAACACGCCAACGTACACAGTTACATCAAGTCCTGGCAGCCTCACCGGCACTGGTTCTTCTTCACCAATAACTGTCACAGGTCTTACCGCAGGAACTGCGTACACGTTCGCGGTTACGGCGACAAGCAACGGAATTACTTCTGATGCGTCGGCAGCGTCTAACTCAGAAACGCCAGGAGTTAGGCCTTCTGCTCCAACAATCGGCACAGCAACTGGAGGCAACGCTCAAGCAACTGTTGCGTACACTGCCGGTGCAGTAGGCTCTGGCGGCGTTACATACACTGCAACGTCAAGCCCGGGTGGAATAACGGCTACTGGTGCTTCCCCAATTACTGTGACTGGTCTAACTAACGGTACAGCTTATACATTTACTGTTACAGCGTCTAACGCTTACGGTTCAAACGTATCAGCAGCGTCCAACTCAGTTACTCCAGTAGCTCCGCCATATTTTCCACCGTACTTCCCACCGTACTTCCCACCCTACTTTCCTCCGTTTTTTCCACCATTCTTTCCTCCGTTCTTCCCACCGTTCTTCCCACCGTACTTCCCACCGTACTTTCCACCATTCTTTCCTCCGTTTTTTAAGTAAAAGTGTTGATACAATACATACGTGAGCTCTCCATGGAAGATTCAGCCAGGGTACTTTGGTAACGGACCAGAAAATATCCATGTAATTGACAATTTCATCGAGTTAGATGATCTTCGTGAAATATCTTCATTTGCAAAAACAATTACAGAGTGGTCAAACCCAAAAACTGAAAACGAGTACGCAGAAGACGGCACATGCACGTACAACGCGGCATATTGGAACAATCGCCAATGCTCTGACACTATTCTTGCAAGAATATCTCCGCATATTTACAACTTGGTTGATAAGTACATTGACAAGATGCAAAGTTACGCCGAAGAAACATTCAACTGCAAGTTGACAAAACGCCCACCGTGCATTATTCGCTGGTTTCAAGGAATAGAACAAAGACCGCACGCGGACAAGCAAATGAATGACGGATCGCCTAATCCTTTTCCAGACTACGACCTAAACTCATTGTTCTACTACAATGATGACTTTGAGGGTGGAGAACTGTACTATCCAGACCATGATATTTCTATAAAGCCAAAACCAGGTCTTGCAGTTTTACACCCAGGAGACATTAACTATCTTCACGGAGTAAAAATGGTTACCGCTGGCGAAAGGTTTACAACACCGGCGTTTTACACCGTGGTTGGTTAATATAGTTATACGCAAAAGGAGACGTAATGAACACTGAGCACATTGGTGACCCGAAGCTTGGCATGCTGGTATATAGAAATGCACTGCCAGAAGACCTAGAAATTATTTCTCGTCTTGAAAAGACAATTGGCAGTAGCACTATAGCGCCGTTTATGTGGATGGAAGCTTTAGTCGGTCACGCGCAAAGAATGCCAGAGTACAGAGACTGCGTAGATTGCAAAATTGGTGATGTCCACCTTAGGCATTTACCTCCACAATTTGAAGAGATTAGAAACGTGTACAACGACACGGCTGCAGCCATAAAAAATTGCTTGTCTGACTACCAATCGGGGTACAACATAAACATGCAGTACATGGAAGCGATCAATTTTATTCGCTACTCAGCAGGGCAGCACTTTCAAATTCACACTGATCACGGGTTTTCGTATACTTGCACTGTTTCGTCAATCGCGTATATAAACGACGACTACGACGGAGGCGAACTGTGGTTTCCGTACTTAGATATTTCATATAAAGCAACTGCTGGAGACATAGTTATGTTTCCGTCAACTTACATATACGCACACGCCGCTAAACCTGTAACACAAGGCACAAAATACTCTGCAGTTACGATGTTTGACTACAACGACCGCAACCATGACATCAAAGGCAGCCGTGATGGCGTAGCCGCACCAGCCCAATATTAGAATTTTAAGTAGAGGAACTATGGAAATACGACCAGAAGAAATCCCAGTGTTAGAAGATCTTGGCACGTCGCTGTACGAGTTTGTTCTTGAAGACCTTGACTCTGGCGTCAATGTTCTTGAAAGTAACAAAGGCAAAGTAACAATGATCGTAAATGTCACCGGCGAGTGCGCTAACTCGGCGCAGTACATTCCTATTCAATCTCTTTATGACGAGTATAAAGACCGAGGATTCGAAGTAGTGGCTGTGCCAAGCACAGATTTTTGCGAGCACGCTTACGGTGAGTTTACGGATTCAAACGCAAGTCCTCAAAATATGAGAGATCATATGAAAAAACTGTATAAGACAGATCTTCCGTTTTCAAAGCTAACTGCAACTGTTGAAAACTCAAAGACGGGGCTTGACATACACCCATTGTATGAAAAACTTCAAAGTATTGGCGGCCCAATGCAAGGAAACTTTGAAAAAATCATTATCTCAAAAAATGGAAAAAAGATATTTAGGTTCTGCAATTCAGATCTTCTTAACTTAGGCTACGACGCCGGCGACAGATCAATTGACGCAGACACAGCGCTAATTTTTATCAAGGAAGCAATTGAAACGCTACTTAATGAAGAAGAGTAAAGAAGCAGGCATCTTAAGACACAGTAAGACTAGCGAAAGGTACATCATCAAATGACAAAAGTACGGCTAACTCGGGGACATCAAAACGCACCATTAGTTCAGCAGTCTCGTATCAAGCGAGATTGGATGGACGATACTTACAATAAGCATGCGTATCAATGCCTGCCAATGACAGTAGCAAATGTCAGCGGTTGGGAGCTTGTGCTGGACGAAGATCTTGTGGTTATTTGGGAAGGTGGAAATAGTGTTGTCAAAGTGATAAGCGGAGGAACGCAAAAAGACAGGCAAGTTGCCCACCCGTCTATGATTGGGATTATTTCTCTTAGCACCGGCTGGGCTATCAACACTGAAGAAGGTTATGCGACTTGGGTGACTGGCTCACCAAACTACTTCATTGATGGCGCAGTTCCTCTTGCGGCAACTATCCCAAGCAGTTGGTGGCCTGACGAAGTTCAAATGAATTGGAAGATTACCAAGGTCAACGAGCCAGTGACTTTTCCAGCAGGTACTCCATATTGTTTTTTCACTATCTACCCAGAAAATCTTTTAGAGTCTGTAGAATTTGAAGTAGGCAATATCTGGGATAAGCCAGACCTTATTGAGTCTCGGGTCAAGTATAGCGATATGAAGATGAAGAACCAAGAAGACAATCCATGGACTTGGACTAAAGGTATCAAAACAGGGCTAGACGCAGACGGTAACCGCATCGGGCCAACATTTACTGGACTACCAAAACTGAATGAACCGCATGCATGAGTTGCTAACTTTAATGGCAACGCATGCCTATGTCTCTCAAATTGACGGCATTGACTATGGCGTAGTGACAGCGGAAGTTCTTCAACAGGACTTGGTGTTTTCAAGAGGCTATGGTTTTCGCGTGTATCCAGACTCAAATGAATGCCACAAGTTGCGAAACTCTATTGAACTATTAGCAAATACTGTTCTTCCATTGCCAGTAAACCTAACAGACATATGGGCGACTACGACTAGCAAGGGCGAGTCGGTTTCATACCATTCACACCACTCCAACACTCACATGAGACCAGAAGAATATTGGAGTGGAGTTGTCTACACATCTTCTGACGACAACTCAGCCGAGTTGGTTTTACATTCATTTGGCTATAACAGGATTGAGTCAATGACCAAGATAAAGCCAGAGATTGGCAAAGTAGCGTTTTTTAACTCGTATGTTCCGCATTTTACAACTATGCACCAGTCTGACACGCCTAGGGTTGCAATCAGTTTTAACTTAAAGCCAAAAAATCCAAACATCACAGAGGTGCCAGACATGGGTGTGTACAGAGGTGACAAGTGAATGACTTAGCAAAAGAACAGGCAAAGCAGTATCTAAAAAAGTCTATAGACACGCTGCAATCAATTCTAGGAGTAGATGCGTTTTCTCTTACTGAAATTCCTGTAGACAAGTCTTCACAGATGTACGACTCATACTATTGCTTAATGCATGAAGTAGCTGCCTACAGAAAGCTACTTGATAATGAATAGTGAAGAAATGGTTGGGCAAGATCCGACTGACTACCCATCATTAGACAACAATGGCGTAGTTTGGGACAAAGCTACTGAAACATGGGTGGTTGAAAACGGTTCTTCAGCTCATTGTCATTTGTACGGTCCTCCAGTAGAAAGACTCCCTCGTGGAGAAACTCATCTTGTATGGGACAGCCCGACAGATGTTGCGCAGTCAGACACAGTAAAAAAGTACGATAGTGGCGCAGACTACGAGTACCACAAGACACAGTTGCACGCGCACATGTACGTGTTGGGATTCTTTGACGATGAGATT